GAGGCGCGCCGCGCGCAGGCCGACGCCGCCGTGGCACGCGCCACGGCCGATCTGGACAACACGGTGATTCGCGCGCCGTTCGATGGCGTCATCGTGAAGAAGTTGGCGGAGATCGGCGAGGTCGTGCCGACCGAGCTTGATCCGCCCGACGTGCCGTTGTTGCCCGAGGTGCCTCCCGTCCCGCCGACGCCGACAACGATTGCGATCTCGTCGCCCGGCTCGACGCTGCGCCAGCCGGCCGAATAGCCGCCACCATTGGCGCCGGACGCCTGATTGCCGGAGGATGCCCCACCTCCGCCACCACCGCCGGCCCACACCTCGACATAGATGCGATAGACGCCATCCGGGACGGTCCATGTGTCGCTGCCCGGGGTCGCGAACACGACGATGTCGCCCGGCGGCGAGATGACCGTCGCGAGCTTGTCCCGGAGCGCCACGATATCGGCATCGTCCAGCGCGTCGAGGCCGCGAAGCGCGATCAGGGCGCCGAGCGCCGCGGACATATTCGCCGCTTGGCGCTGCGCCTTGTTGTAGAGCGCACTCGACGCGGTCCCTGCCTGCACGCCGCCGGTGCGCGCCGATGCGGCGGCATAGGCGGACTGCGACATGACATTGGGATCCGTGCCGCTCGCGAACGGCAGGAACTGATTGATGGGCATCCGATGCTCCGGATTATGTGGCGGTGAGGTTTCCCGGCTCGATCAGCCGGCGAGATCGTGCGTCAGCGCGTATTCGGGCGAGACCGCCCATGCCCCTTCATCCCAGCCGGCGAGCGGCTTGCCGTCTGCAGCGACCGCGTCCCAACCGAAGACGGCATCGCCCGAGACCGAGGTGACGAGATAATCGACCCGCACCCCCGCCGGCTTGAGCGGGATGTAGCCGCCGGCGAAGATGGCGAGCACCAGAGCGGATGGCAGATCGCCGGCTATGCCGATGATCATGCTCATGTCCTGCTTGTCCTCGATGTAGAGCAGCGTCCCTGAGCCGGAGACGATATAGGCCAGCGCCTCCGCGGCCCTCGCCATCGTGCCGTCCCAGTTGTTGGCCGCGATCTTGGCCCGGAGCAGAAGGCGATAGGTTTCGTCGTCGAGCCGGGTCAGGCCGGTCTCGGCATCGAACGGCCCTTTCCACACGCCCTGGTTCCAGCCGAGGCCGGGGGTGTCCCAGGAGAACCACGCATTGTCGATCGGCGTGACGATGTAGCGAGAGCGCCCGATCCACTCGCCATCGACGTCGAGTTGAACCCCGATCGCGGTGTCGAGATCGAAGCTGGGCTGCACGGCGCGGATCGCCGCGATGAGATCGACCGTCGCATCCGCCGAGACGCGCACCGTCTCTGTGAAGCGCGGCTTCCCGCGGTGGTAGGACGTGATCCGGCCGACATAATCCTCGGCGGTCGCCATCAGGTCACCACCAGCGTGACGTCCGCTGCGACCGCGAACGCGGCCTCGTCGAAGGCGGTGACGAGGTCGACCGTGTCGAGCGGATCGCCGTCGAACCCGATCTCGATCAGAGTGATGTTGTAGGTGAGGCCGTCGACCGATCCGTTGAGGTTCGCCGGCAGGAAGAGACGGTTGAGATAGACATCGCCGCCGATCGGGAGCGCGGTCACATAGGCGGCGACCGCGGCGCGGATCGAATTGCCGATGCCGGTCGTGAAGCCCGTGAGCGCGGTCAAATCGATCGACACCTTCACCCGCTTCATCGTCGGCCGGAAGAAGCGGATCGTGCGCTCGTAGCCGTAGCTGTCCGGAACGGTCTGCGTCGTCGTGCCGTAGGTGCCGGTGCCGGGCGTTTTCTTCGACGCGATGATGTCGGCAATCGCGGCAGCGTCGCCTCCCTCGACCACCATGGCGATCGAATGGGCAGGCACGCCGTCGCCGTCGGTCACATCGGTGTCGTTCTCATAGGGGGCGAAGCGCGTCACGCCGTCGAGCGCCGCGATGGCGCCGGTGATGCCCTCGAGCACCGTCAGCGACGGAATGGCCGTGGAAACACGCTGGCGCGCACGCAGCGCGGCATCCGTCTCGATCGGGGCTCCGGGGTCGGCGGCCGCGGCATTTGTCACCGTTTGCCAACCGCGCGTCGGCGTCGAGATGGTCGTGATGGTGCCGGCGTTCGCGGTGATGGCGCCCTTTGCCTCGGCCGTCGCCGTGACGGTGATGGAGCCGCCGCCGGGGATCGTGACCGAGCTCGGCAGCAGCCAGCGGCTCGCGCCGTCGGACGCGATGCCGTTCAGGATGGTGGTGCCGGCCTGGCCGACGATGGTCAGGTCGACTGTCGAATTGGTCGGCACGGCGCGCGCGATGCCGTTGATCTTGACGACGCTCGACAGGCCGCCGCCCTGCGCCGTCGAAGGCGAGAATGCGTTGTAGGTCGAGACCATCGCCGCGCAGGCGTCATAGTGCGCCGTGGCGATGATGGCGACCCACTGGCCGTCCTGGCTATCATTGCCGAGGTAGACGTCCGCGCCATAGATCGCGCGATACTCGTCCTGAAAAAAGGCAAGGACGTCGTCGAAGACCGGCATGGTGATGCCGGCCGCGTCGATGATCGGAACAGGCACCGGCATCAGATCGTGCTCGCTATCGAGGTTCGGCCATAGGCTGTCGTCAGCGTCATGGCGACCGCGAACCGGCGATCGCCGCGGCTCAGGTCGCTCTCATAGGCATCGATCGCGGTGACGCCAGGCGTATCGAGCACGCGCGCCCTGATCTCGGGATCGCGGGTGTCGGCGGTGTATTTCCCGAGCACGCGCGTCTTCCACGCCGTGCCGTCGCTCGTGTCGAGGAACCATTCGCCGAGGAACAGATAGAGCCGGGACAGGGCAGCCTGCGCCGGCGCCTCGGGCACGTCGTGCCAGAAGTCCCGGCCGCCGCCACCGAAGGTCATGTCGCCGGCCGCGTCGGTCTTGCGATACCTCATGCGGTCGGACCCCCGGTGTTGCTGCCGCCCGGCGTCACCCCGGTGTGCTTGTGGGTCGAAAGCGGGATGCCGTTCAGCACGATGTCGCCCGTGACATTGAAGGTGCCGGTGAAGGCGATCGAGCCGGCCGCCGAGATCGAGAGCGCGTTCGGCGTGTCGATGGATATGCCCTCGGTCGGGTGCAGCGAGAGCGTCGATGTCCCGTCGTTGGACCGCATTTGCACCGCGTCCGGCGATACGTTCGGCAGCGCATTGGGGGCCGAGCGGAAGCCGACCAGCACCATGGCGTCGCTGAGATCGTGCATCCGCATCGCGGTCTGCTGCTGCTCTCCGCCCGACTGATGCCACGCATCGATCGGCCGGGCCGAGACGACCGCCAGCGCTTCGTCTCCGGCCTTCACCGGGAAGGTGAGCGAGACGCCGCCGCCGCCGGGGAAATGCAGCGGCGCATCCGGGATGACCGGTAGCGACTGCCATTCCTGCGTGCCGTCGGATTTCCTCACCGCTGCCTTGACCGTCGGCTGCACGGTGCAGGTCTGCTTGGCGAAATCGACGCTGACGATGGTGCACGGCACGGCGGTCCAGATCCTGGCCTGCAGCGCGCGAAGCGCCGCGTCCATGGTCTCCGGGCCGTCGCTGAACCGGGTGCGCGTGTCCATTACTGCTCCTGCGGATCGAGCACGATGCCGCGCTGCGCGAGGCTGGCCGGGAGGGGCCCCTGTCCGTCGGCCCTGATGCAGATGATGTCCGAATAGTAGGGGTTGCCCCTGCTATCGCCGGCATGGTCGACGACGAGCACCTTGTAGACGCCGTCGTCGGCCTTGGTCGGGATCATCGCGTTCGCGACCGCCGCCGTGTAACCCGGAGCGAGCGGCGCATCCTGGATGCTGCCCTGGTCGATCCTGATCCGCCGGCCGGGCTGGATCATCGGGTTGAGCAGGGTCCGCACCTCGATCCCGTCGAGTGTCTGCACCGGCAGGCCGATCATGCCCGTCCGGCTGTTGACGATGATTTCGTCGCCGGGCCGATAGCTGTTGTTCTTGACCATCTGAAACTGGCCGTTCTGGATCGACCAGCTCGTGTTCGTCGCTTGCGCGACGTCCCGAAGACGGTCGCGCGCCATCCCGAACAGCACGGCGCCGCGCGGCATCTTCGCCTGCGGCAGATCGCAGATGTAGCCGACCGTGATCCCGAGCGCTTTCAGCGGCTCAAGGCATGCGTCGACCTGATCGCGGAAGGTATGCCCGGCGGCGAGCGTCTTGTTGACGACGGCATAGTTGTGCGCCTGTCCGCCATCCGTCGCGAGGATCGTCAGGTATGTGTCGGTCGGGTTCTCGCGACCCGATCGCTTCTGCAGGATCTCGCCCTTGAAGATGATGCCGGCCGCCTCGCCGTAGCCGGCCTCGAGCGTGACCTTGGTGTACTCCTTCTTGACCTTGGCGATGGTCGCTTCGGATGGGTTGGTGACCGTGATCTCGGCCCAGTTCGGCGTCTGCAAGTCGGCCTGCCGCACCTGAAACCGGATGCGCAGCGCCGACATGTCCATTTCCTCGGCATCGTCGCCGACGGTGAGCTTGATGTAGCGGATCCACTGCCGCGCCATCAGGTCACCACGAAGAGCAGGTGGCTCGTCTCGCCGAGGCTGTCGAAGGTCGGCACGGCGTCGGCGACGACGTCGGTCACCACATAGAGCGAGCCGGCGATGCCGAGATGCCGGTATTGCTCGACCAGATCGTGGCCCGTGACCAGCGGCAGCCCGTTCGCCAGCGGCGCGCCGTCGGCGTCGGCGATGTTCATGATCCAGCCGCCATCCTCGGCGTCGCAATAGAGGAAGCCCAGCCGGTATTCGGTCGCGCCGAGCGTGATCGCGAAGCTCTGCGGCTCCGGCGAGAGCGGGATTTCATAGGTGGACGACATGGTCAGGCGCCAGCCCCCGCATATCCATAGGACGGCGACGGCTTCAACTGCTTGGCGCCGAGGGATGCCGGCGTCGTCGTTTTCTGCGGCGCGGCCTGCGTTCCCTTCGATCGCGACGTCGACACCTGCGTCTCGACGATGATGACCTGCTGCAGGCCGACGCGGACGATCAGGCTGTCGGCCACCTCCTCATTCGTCGTCTTCTCGATGCTCTTGATCAGCATGTCCCGATAGGAGCGGCCCGGCGTGTAGACCGTGAACGGCTCCCGGGTCCGCTGAAGCGCGAGCATCTCCTGGTAGACGAGGTAGGTGTAGCCGTAGAACCCGACCGAGCTGTTCGACCAGCCGCAGACCATCTCGATCTCGACCGGCATCGAGAAGGCATGATCGGAGATCGAGGCCCCCTTCTCGACCGGGTGCTGCGTGATGAAGAGCGTGTCGCGCGCCGTTTCCTCGATCGTGACGTGCGGGATCAGGAAGCTGATCAGGCGCATCGGCCTAATGAGGACCGCAAGCGGCAGCGCCTCGTCGAGAATGCCAGCCATGCTACTGCACCGCGCCCTTCACGCTGTTCAGCAGTGCGCCGTTGAGCGTGCCCTGCTTGCGCACCACCTCGGCCGCCGTGATGTGCGGGTCGGACGATCCATAGACGTTGATCGTCGTGTTCTGTTTCATGTCGATCGACGACGCGCCCGGCAGCGGCATGCCCCAAGGCAGCAAGGGCGTACCGGCGCCCGAAAGATCGGGGCTGGTGAACTGCGGGCTCTTGAGGCCCATCCCGTTGAACTTGCCAGGCACATTGAAGTTGGGCCTTGGCGCTTCATTCGGCTGGACGACTGTCGCAACGCTTTTGTCCCGCTCGGCCAGATACTTCGCCGCCGTGGCCGCGCGCGCACTGGCTTGGCCACGCGCGTCGGCTGGGCGCTCATAGTAGAGCGAGATTGCCGCGGCGGCCTCTTCCGCCGTCTTTGACGCCAGAAGCGCCGCCATGGCCTTCTGTTCAGTGTTGTTCAGCTCCCACCACGCACCTTCGAGCTGGTCGCGGTGCGTCGCGTCGGCCATGTCGATGCCGGTGCCGGCCTTGATGTTCGCGCGGCGGTCGGGATGGTGCTGAAAGATGCCGCGCGCTCGCCCACCATCACCGACCGCATTGGGATTGGTGCGCGATTCGTGGATCTCATTGGCCACCAACCCTGCCGCCTGTTCGTCAGTCAGGCCCTTCGACTTCCAGAACTGGAAGCTCTCTTCCGCATTTCGCTTCTGCTCTTCGGTCGTGAGCGACTGACCTCGCTGCCGGTCGTGCGGGCTTCCGTAGACCTTGCCGTAGTCCTCGCCTCCTCCGCCCAGCCATGTGGGCAGGACGCGCCGGAACCGCTTGAAGCGATCCCACATCGACATGTTGCGCTCGCCCTCGAGATCGTAGCCGGGCGGCGGCGAGATGCCGAGCCGACGATCCAGTTCGTCGAGGGCCCCGCCGACCTTGTCGGACAGCGCGTCGTGAAGCTGGACCGCGATATAGGCGGTGAGGCCGATGATCGCGATCTTGAGCGCGCCCACCACGCCGAGCATGCCGGGCAGCCATGTCGCCGTCGCATAGAGCAGGACCGCGGCGAGTGCGGCCTCCATCCCGACGTCCTTGCCCGTCAGCGCCTTCGTGATATCGCCGATGCCCTGCACGACCGGACCGAGCTTCTGGCCGAGGTCGAATACGGCCGAGGCGAGATCGATGAACGCCCGCGAGATCGCGCCGACGAACTGGACGATCTCATCCTTGTGCGCCGTGATCCAGTCCGAGAACTCGCGAATATAGCCGATGAGCGGCGGGCCAAGATCCGACGCCACCTTGAGCACGAGCAGATCGACCTGTGCCGTCAGCTCGCGGACCGCCGTCATCAACTTGTTGGCGTCGGCCGCGGCTCTGTCGGGATCGACGCCCATCTTGGCCGCCTGGCCGCGATGCCAGGCCATGTCCTCCTGGATCTTGGCCGCCTGGCCGCGCACCTGGTTGAAGGTGCCTTCGTCGATGCCGAGCGCCTGCGCATACTGCGCGGCGATGTACTGCGGCTTCTTGGACAGCGTCTTGTCGAGATCGACAAGGATGTCGACCGTGTCGCGCAGGTTGCCGTTGGCGTCGCGCGTCGATACGCCGAGCGAGCGGATCAGGCTTTCGTTGCCCGGATTGGTGCGGATCGCCTTGGCGATGCCCTCGATCGTCGAGCCGGCCGCCGAGGCCGACACGCCGAGCTGCGAAAGCGCGTAGGTATAGGCGCGGACGTTCGAGACGGACGTGTTGGTCCGCTGCGCCGAGAAATAGAGGTCGTCGAGCCCGGATGCGACCTTGATGACGGTCGCATAGATCGCAGCCGCGGCCGCCGCCAGGCTCGCGCCGAGCGCCAGAACGGTCTTCTCGACGCCGTTCAGCGAGTTGACGAAACGCTGCTCGCCGGCCTTGTCGATCTTGTAGCCGAGGCCGACCAGATATTCCTTGATGACGTCGTCAGCCATTGGACTTCATCGCCTCGCGTAGCCGCGCCTCGTTTTCGTCCTGGACGTCGAGCCAGTCGTTCAGGCGGGCGACGTCGGCCAGATCGAGCGAGCCGTCCTTCAGGCTTTCGTACCGGCACAGCCCCCGCAGCACGGGCCTCGCCAGATAGGCCTCGCCATCCGGCGGCGACACGAAATCCACCGAAGGCCCTACCGCGCGCCGCCGTTCAAATTGCGCCGCAGGGCGTCCGTAAAACCCGCGAGGTCGGCCTTGATGACGTGGCCAGCGATGGCGAGCATGGAAGGCATGTCGATGTCGTCGAACATCATGCGCTTCGCCGCCGCGTTCCAGACCGGCGACCAGCCGCCGCCCTTGTCGTCGGCGCGGGTGACCGCCGACAGGCAGGTGCCGAGCACGAAGTCGCAATCGTCGGCCGGCAGATCGGCCAGCACTTTCAGCAGCGGCTCGAGATTGTCGAGCAGCGCACCGACATCGGCGAGGGAACCCGCAGCGCCCTCGCCCGATGCCTTGGCCGCGACATAGGCGGCGAGCATCGGCTGGGCCGCGCTGACCAGCGGCGCGACTGCCGGCGCCAGCTTGCGCACGACGTGGAACTGGGTGAACGCATCCAGCTTGCGCGACGCATAGCGGTGCCCGGCGACTTCGAATTCGGCCATGCTGTGCTGCCTCAGATCGCCGGGGTGCCGGAGCCGAGGCCGCCGTCGATCTGGATCGCATCGAAGGCCCAGGCGACGGTGTTGCCGTCCTTCGCATAGGCGAGGTCGGGCACCTTCTGGAATGCCGCCTGCCCGCAGGTCCACCAGTCGCCGGAGATCGGATTGCGCACCGAGATCGTGTTGCGGCCGTGATTGGCCGAGCTCGACGACTGGAAATTGTACATCTGCATGAGCAGCTGGTTCGTCGGCGAGGTCTTGAGCAGCGTGACGGTGACGGTCCCGTGCTTGCCGGCGTGCAGCGAATGCATGCCCGAGCCGTCGGCGCCGACCGTCATCGTGTTCTTCGCCTCGGCGCGGACGATGTTGATGCCCTCTTCGGCGTTGCCGGCGCCCGAGCCGAGGGGGAAGGAGCCGCCGGGTCCAGAAATGGACGCGACGACGTCGAGGAACGAATAGGCCGCCATGGCTCACCCTATCGATTGACGTTGATGGTGACGTCGACGCTGTGGACGGCGCCGGCGAGCTTGATCGCGCACTGGATCGGCACGGACTTGCGGGCCTCGCGGTTCGCCTGCGACTGCGTCGCGACCGGCGGCGCATAGACGTAGAAGCCCTTCGTCAGCGTGTCGCCCTGCTGAAGCTGGCCGAAGCCGGCGGCATTCCACACGCCCGGCGCGACCAGCCCGTTGACGACGGCCTGCTGCAGCGCCGCCTCGATCGACACGACGATGAGCCCGGTGCCCGCATCGGTCTGCGGAACCTTGGTTGGCGAGGTGTAGAGCAGGTTCCACACATCGGTCTGGACGCGGTTCTGCAGCCAGTCGGTGCCGTGCACCTCGTCGAAGAAGCTGCCATCGGCCATCACGCCCTGCTGGATGATGGCGGCGCCGTTGTCGTAGTTCACAAAGACGTTGCCATGCTTGCCGGCGAGGGCGAGCGCCTGGCTCTCCGTCAGCGTCTCGGCGACGATGCCCGGCTCGACCTTGAACTTCATCGTCAGCGTCGTGTTGCTGCCCTCGAAGTTCACTGTGGCGGCCCGGCCGAAGAACGAGGCGACGGCATAGGCGTCGGTCGAGCTGTACTGCCAGAAGGTCTTCCGGTAGTGGCCGACGGAAAGAAGATAGGCGAGGTCGCTGGTGTTGGTCGCGTCGATCGCGGTGGATGCCTGGATGGTCAGGCCGAGCATGCGGCTCTTGGCCGACGCCTCGATATAGTCGGCCGCTGCGAGCACGTCGGAATTGCCCGGCAGCGAGGCAGCGACGATCGCGGCATACCAGTCACCGGACTTGTTGGCGAAGGCCTGCAGGGCCGTCACCAACGTCTCGGCGACGATGCCTGCGACGGGGGCCGACGCGGCCGCGCTGTCCAGCTTCAACTGCGCGGAGATGTCGGCGCCGGATCCTGCCGTGGTGGCATAGGTCAGCGTCGAGCTGCCGCCCGTCGTGGGGCTGGTCACCTCGAAGCGGCCGTAGACCGCATTCCAGACGACAGTCGCGCCGGAGAGCGCCGTCGTGATGACGGTCGCAACGCCGTTCAGGTTCGTCTGCGCCGAGAAATCGAGGCCCGTCAGCGTCTTCAGGACGCCGTTGACGGTGATCTTCATCGATCCCGTCGTGATGCTGGTCCAGTTCGACATCGCCTGCTGGGCGCCGCTGAGAACGCCGCCATGCAGCGTCGCCGCGGTCGCGGACGATGCCCACTTACCGATATAGAGGAGATCGGGCTGAGGGCTCTGCGCGAAGAACCGGGCCGCTGCATAGTACTCCGGCGCGGTGGTGCCGAAGTCGGCGGCGACGCCCGAGATCGTCGTGTAGGCGCGGATGCGCTCATAGGTGTCGATGACGTTGCTGGCGCCGACGATCAGGCCGGCGCCGAAATTGCGATAGGGCGTCGCCAGAGGCGACATGACGATGTCGACATTGACGACATCGGAGACGCTCAGTCCCGCGGCCATGGGGTTACTCCGTTGTCCAGTTGGTCGATGCGGCCGGATCGGTGGCGATCTCGCCTTCGGCCGAGAGAAGGTTGAGAACCGGGTAGGTCCGGCTCACCTGGCGCCGGAACGACATCGGCAGGTCGACCCGCCGGCGCCATTGCTGATTGACGAGATCGGGCAGCAGGACGGCCCGGCCATTCTCGACAAAGCCCATGCCCGAGAGTTGCAGCACTTCCCGGTTCTGCGGCAGGGCGAGCCCGTCCCGAAGCCTTGCGGCATTGCCTGATGCGCTCGGCCCGTAGAACGAGGCGAGGACGTTCAGCGTCTCGTGGCGCTGCATATCGTCCGAACCATCGCCGGCCGGGCGGTGGCGAATCCACGCCCCGGCATCAGGCTCGCTGTCCATCACACCGATGGCGCACCAGTTCACGCCGATCGCGGGTTCCGGCGGCGGCTCCGGCTGCCAACGCGGCCGCACAAGATTGCGGTCCAGCCCCGTGATGCCGCAGACGAGCACGGCGAAGAAGTCGTCGAGCGCATCGTCGTCGAGCGGTGCCGGCGTCGTTGGCGCCAGATAGCCGCCCGTCGCGGAGGTGTTGCTCATGTCAGCGGCTTCAGTTCGCACTCGGCGGCGACGAAGCCGGCGCCATAGGCGGAGTAGTCATTGACGCTGGTCACCGTGTAGCGCTGGCCGCGATAGGTGATCTCGTCGGCATCGGTGTCGCCCTGGCCCGGATAGAGCCGGGTGCGGGTGTGGAAGGTGATCGAGCCGTGCCGGAGGCGGCCCTCCGCCTGGCGATCGAGCGTGTCGCCTTGGCTCGACCTGACGACGCCGCGCGCCGGGAAGGCCCGTGAACTGCGCTGGCCGCGCCCGTTCACCGTCACGACCGTCGTGCGCGTCACGGTCACCGTGTCGACGAAGTCCGGATCGGTGATGATGTCGGAGACGTCGAGAAGCGGCATCAGCCCGTCCTCTTGCGGATCACGTAGTTGATCGCATTCCTGAGCTGTCCGGTGTTGATCAGCGGCTTCGTTCCGGTTCGGCCGCGCGCCCGGCGGGCGGCGAGCGTCTTCGGTGCGAGCGGCGCGAAATCGCCGGTGTTGATGCGCTGGCGGATCGCCGCCTGCGCGATGAGACCGACCGTATGGAAGGTCTTGTCGACCGCCTCGCGGTCGCCGGAGAGCGCAGCACGCGCGCCCGACTTCATCCGCGCGACGATGCGGTCCATCGCGCTTTCGATGCCGGGCAGCATGAACGGGCGAGCCGGAATGTTCATCTCCGGCGCGCCGCGATCGTTGATATAGGCGATCTCGGAATTCGTGATCGGCTCGTCTTCCTGCCGCCCCGCCTCTTCCGCCGGAACGCCGACAAGGACATGGCTCTTCGTCAGCGCCCGCACTTGGGCCAGCACGTCCGCGATCCGGTCCTGCTGAACCGTCACGGTGTCCCGGAGCGGGCGGACCGTCACAACTGGACCCCGCCGGCGCCGAACATGCGGGAGAGCCGGCGAAACTGGACGCCGTAGGTGGTCAGGTTCCAATCGCCCGCACCCTCGATCGTCGCGGCGCCGGTGTCATAGGACGCCGAGACCTTGTCGACCGCCTTGGACGCGAGCGGGCCGCTCATCTGCCCCGCGATGCCGCCGTTGCGAGCCGTCGCGAGGTTGCGCTGCTGAATGGCAATGTGGTGCGCCACATAGAGCATGACACCACGGTCGAGCGCGGCCCCCCACCGATCCGCCGGAAGCATCATCACGGCGAAGTCGATCCAGCCCTGGACGATGCCCGTCTCGGGCTGAGGCTCGACGCCGTCATAGAACTCCGGGTAGGTGGCGATGAAGAGCGCGACCGTGACCGTCATGGTGTGTCAGCCCTTCCCCGCCGCGATGGCCGCCTTGATGCGCTCGATGCCCCAACGGCCATCGACCGTGATGCCGAGACCGGTGGCCTCGATCACCAGAGCCGCG